GCTTTTGCTGATGCACGGCCTTTAGCATTCAATCCACCCGTAGGGCTTTTGCCTTCTTTCCTTTGCCAAGCTGGAGTTTTAGCCATTACGCTTTATATCCTTTTGGAAATATATCTCTATTAACACCTGGTGGTAGTTTCATTGCATTTGGTTCACCAGGTTTACGTTTAGGAGCTCTTCCAGGTGCTAATGATACTTTAGGCTTACCTGGATTATCATATTCCGGTTCATTAGTTTCTGCTGATGGCATTCCCCATGCATCAATGACATAGTTATACAATGCTTCTACATCGTTTTTATCAATTTTGTTCATTAATTTATTTCTTGTTAAAGAAGTAACAGCTCTACCAATTGAAGCTGTTACTTTACTAACATCCATTGGGTCAGTTCCTCTTTGATTCCACTGTTCATCGTAAACTGATTTTTTAGTTTTATTATCTTCTACTTTTACTTTAACAGCATTGTTAACATTATCATAAGTAACAACTAATTTAAATGCATTAACTGTATCTCCATTGATACCAGCAGCTATTGTCTTATATCTGCGTGTAACAACATCATCATTTTCTCCGCCAGCACCTTTTGCTTTAGCATAAGCTTTGCCCATTGGTGTATCTTTTTGCATTATTTTTTCCTTGCAGCTTTCATATTATCAATAAGATTAGGATAAGGACGTCCTGCTGCTTTAGCAGAAGCTTTTGCTGCTGCTTTTTTAGCAGGTGATAATTTAGTTGATTTCTTTTTTGGATTAGGAGTTTCCCAAACTGGTTTCTTATTCATCAATTCCACCTTCATCTTCTTTTACTTCTGTTACTGGTCCATTAACAACCCATGCATCGCATGTTCTGTCGCCTGCACACTTAAAATCAAATATTTCACAGAAACCTAAGTTAGCTGCTTCAACTACTGCATCTGCTTCAGGTCCAGAATCTAAACCTTTTTTAATACAATCCAACATATCTTCGCTTTGTATAAAAGCAGCACAGTTAGAACATCTTGCAGTTTTAGCTTGCTTTACATCTGTTTTAAATAGCGCTGCTTTTTCTTTCCAGAACTGGTCATTAGGTAATGCAGGATTCATAGGTCCATAATTAGCTGCCAATACTGCTTCATATCTTTTTTTAAGATTAACAGTTATATCTTGTGTTGCAGCTGGGCAACCATCAATATAACCTTCTTCAGTATCTGGCATATCAATCATTTTGGTAGCTCTAATTACAGCTATTGCTACTGGATTACCCTTTGCCATTATGCCTCTAGTTCTCTTCGTTTAATTTCATCAACTTCTGTTTCAGTATACACAAAATTGTTTTGTTCACATGTATGTTCTCTTGAAGAGACAAATGCACTACAGTCAACGCACCTATACAAAGGTCCATTAGCTGTATACAAAACAAATTGACGCATTACTTAGCGCTCGAGGAAAAGCCAACTTGGATTGTGATGATTCCTTGTGCAGAAGTATAAGTTGTTGGGTCGGCAAAATACACACCAAATTCTGCTAAACCAGCTACAGGACCTGTATAGTTTTTATAAAATGCTGTTGGAGTTGCACCAACAATATTTGTTACTGTGTCATAGTTGTTATTACTACTTGCATTAACTAATGACCACAATGCAGGAGATTGATTGTCTGGACCTGCTCCACCCCAGAATGAAATACTTCCATCCCAACCTGCAGCTGAAGTAATACTTATTGCTACTGTATCGTAACCAGCGCAATTCATTGGAAACCAATCTGATGATGGTGTTGCGGCGGTGCTATCATATGTATATTCGTATTGCTTTAACATTATTTACCTTTTGCTTTCTTTTTAGATTTGCCGGCTTCACTAAGTGCAATTGCAATAGCTTGTTTACGCGATTTAACTATTCGTGCTTTCTTTGGTCCCTTAGGGTCTACTCCACTATGCAATGTGCCAGCTTTGTATTCCTTTATTACCTTAGAAATTTTTGCTTGAGCTTTAGTTTTTTTCATTATTATTCTGGTCTATTTTCCATTGAACCTGAACCACCTGATTGAGGACCTGATTTCTTTTGGAACTTATTCTTCTTATCCCAAGTTGCACGTGCTTTTACTCTTGCTGCTTTTTCTGCTGCACTGCGTGGCTTACCTGCAGGTGTTGGCTTGATGCCAAGTCTGTCTAGTTGCTTTTGTACATATGCACGACGTGCTGCTTCTCTTGGAGCTTGCTTAAGTTTTACATATGGCTTAGCAGCTTTAGCTGTAGCTTTTACAACAACAGCTGGCGGACCAACTTTATCATACTTTGCATCAGTTGCCATGCGTGCATTAGTAGCTTTTTTATCTTTTGCTTTTGCTTGTGCAGTTATATCTGCTGCTTCTTTTGGCGGGACTGGTTTAGAAGAAGATGGCTTATTGAAACCTTCTGGTTTACCAACAGCAGGTATTCCACCTTTAGCAAAAAAACCAACAATACTACTTCCAACATTTTTAAGTGATTCACGATTAGCAGCCGCGGAACCCGGTGTTGGCTTTGTTGATTTTTCTGCTGACTTATATGCTTGTGCCATTGTTGGCTTTGCTGCTGGTTTTTGCCCTGGTGGATATTTTTTACTGGCCATGATTATTGCTCCTTGTTTGATTTTCTTGTTGGTTTTTTTAAATGCCATGAGATATGGCCATCTAACTTGTCATCTACTTTATCTACCTTACTAGCAACTATTTTTAATAGTTCTCTAGCTTCAGCATGTTGACTAGTATTTTCTTTTCTAAGGTTTTGGACTACAACAACTAGTGGTCCACCAATAACAGCAACCACTACCGGCACTAGCCATTCCATTAGATTAATTCTTTTCTTACGGGAATCTTTTCAATTTCGCCGGCTTTAAATCTTGGGGAATCTTCCATAGCTCTTTGCTGTTCTCTTTCAGTTGGTCCATGAAACGCTTCTTGCCCATGAGTAAAGCCCAATCGAACACCCTTAACATGACACTTGAAGCAAAGCTGTCTCTTCAGGTCATTTTCTGAGTTAATTGGTCTTTCGCAAGTTGAACATTTCATACAATCTCCTATTATACTGTATTTTTCTTTACATGTCTAATAATTATTAAATTCGCCAATCCAATAACGCTCACGAGTCTTTTGTGGTTTAGGAACTTTGCTAGCAAAATAGTCCAATGTTCCCCATGGGGCATCTGTCTTAGGGCTATATTCTGGTAGCCAAACATACTTAAGCATCTGGTTAGCAATGGCTAAAGACATCACACGGTCGTCATGTGGGGAGCCGTGAGTTGAGCCATTGTCGTCTCGAACAAAGGTTTTAAGTTCAGCAATGGTGTATTCGCACTTAAGGTCTAAAGCACCATCTCTTAGATTAGCATTAAGTTCATCTATAGCTAAAGGCTTTGACAAGGTTGTTGTGCGCCAACCCAGCTTCTCTCCCGCTTCTGCATGGCGTGTATTCAATTGACGCTGTCTATAAATATTAATATAATTAGCTTTATTTAAAGATGTTAAAGTTGTTAAACCGTGGTTATTAGATTCAACTCCTATTAAAGCTTCATTATAAAAGAACCCTAAAGAATAAAGAACTTCTTCACCAAACTTGTCTGGGTCTACGTGTCCATGCCAATGGGCAACTATAAGACCAGACTTGGCATCAATAACATGAGCAGCAGAATAGTCACCTCTAGCCAATCCTTCGGCCACGTCTGCCCCAATAACGTATCTAGCTCCGGCTTGTGGTAAGGCCCATATGGAGAGCGGTCCACCGGAGGACTCAAACATAAAAGAGTTTCGAACATCAGAGAGTTTTTTATTAAAACCTTTCTTAGGAGTTTCAGTTATAAATTTCATTAAAGCATCAATATCAAATACTGGGCGGCCAGAACGAATAAAGGCTTCTTCAGGATTTGATGGGTACTCTTGGTGTAATTGCCATATTGGTAGTTCTGCGGCTTGCGCATCATACCAAGCTTGGTCACGTCCTGATGCCGACCATGGAAAGAAGATTCCACGGAAACGGTTGGTGCCAGTTTGTGAACCATGCCACAAATTAAAGAATATATTACCTTCACCCTTGGCAGTAGA